GCCGCCGCAGTTTGAGAAAAAAGATGGGAAGTGATTACGCGGCAGAGAATGCGCTACGCAGGTTGGAACGCCTGCGTTACCTTCAACCAGACGAAGCAGTCAATCCGTGCAATACCGGTTTCGTTGATCTGATGTTAGAATCGCTTTACAAGTACCACCCGGAGGGTCCACGCTACGACATCCCGAAGCAACTGCAGAAGGAGAAGTCAAATGAAGGTTTGGGCAATGGTCTTGTTCGTCGCGATGGCGACAGCGATTCCAGTATCAGTGCAACACACATCGCGCGGAGTCGAGTTGACGGTTGATCACGCTGATGCCTACACCTACAGGCGCGCGCGTGTGACTTATCGTCGTGCCTACCGTCGCGGTTATCGTCGCGCTTACTACGGCGCTGCCTACAGCGCCGGTTACTACGGTTATGGTTATGGTTATCGGTATCCATACTATGGATACCGACGATATTGGTAAGCCCTGCCTCCTCCCCCAAAAATGGGCTTGCCGTGGCGTCGGTCGTTAGTTCCACCCCCACCCCGCTGATGGCCGACGCCATCCGTTCGCGCGATCCGACGCATACGAAACGAGTGCGCGCTGCTTTTCGGAAAGCAGCACAACAACGGCTGTGGCGATTACGTGCTCAGTTGCGGATCGCCACAGTCGACCATGACATCCTGGGATTGAGTGGGCAGTCTGCCGTTGCCTATCAACCACAGGCGTTGCGGCTGCAGGCGTTCCACGAATGGTTTGCCTCAGCCGCATCAAACGCATTGGCCGGACCATGGCCTCAATGGTTTATAGAACAAGCATGGAATCAAGGGAGTGACGAAGCTCTCAAGGAAGGAATTTCGCGCGGATGGCACCAAACGCCGCCAGGCGGTGCGGCAACTGTATCGCAGTTGGCGCAGCAGGAAATCAAAGGCATTACCGCCGCTATGGTTCAGAATGTGGGTCGAGAGGCGGAGGCTTCTCTCCTCCTTAACAAACGGCGAGCTTATCAAAAGCTAGCGCGGGCGATCGACAAGTATGGTGAGCTGCGTTTGTCCTTGATGGCAGATACACTGATAGTCAAGGCATTCAATCAGGCAAAACTCGTCACCTACAAACACAACGGCGTGACGCATGTTGGCATCGAGCCCGAGCTGAAGCCACCCAAGCGATTGCATACTGATGCGAAGTATGCGCCCCGCAAACGGTTTGGTCCTGTCGAGTTTCTGATCGGCAAAGAACTAAAGGCGCTGGGATTGGAATTCGTTCCCGAACCGTGGACAGAGGAATTGGTTAACGTCGTGACCGCAGGTGATGACTTGGTGTGTGAGGAATGTCAGGACATTGCGGACGACTCGCCGTATGAACTGGATGAGGCAATGGCGTTACTGCCAGCACACCCACAGTGTCGATGCAAGGTCATGTTGTGGACCGGTGGGAAAGAGAGTCGTGACTCGATTAGTGACGTTGGTTGGACCGAAGAGGCACGCGAAGCTGCACGACGCAAGAAGCAACGTAGGGAAGGACCGCGATTGCCATCAAGTCGCGAGTTCAAATACACTAAGGAACGATGGCTGTCCGAAGTCAATAGACATCTGCGTGAGCAGCATGGCGGTTCGTTAGAGATGGTACCGCAGTTTGGACATCAGGCCTCATATGAAAAGAAGACCTCACCTTATGTGGCGGCGGGTGAGGCGCATCGAGAATGGATGAAAGGGCAACCTGCAGGGCAGGAATCGATGAAGTGGAAAGCGCAAACTCCGGCCCAGGTCGCTGCCAATTTTGAAGCAAGTTTGAAAGGTCAACCGGTCCCCTATCCACGCGAGCTGCTGAAAAAAGATGAGCACACCGGTAGTAAGGGAGCCGAAGATCGAACCAGTGACGTTACTGGATCTGAGACCAACTCAGATCACGGTGGGGATGTATGAGGTTCGCCGCAAGCAGAGACATTGGAAGTCGGTCAAGCACGGTGAGAAGTTCCTCGGTAAGCACCTGATCCCCGTCATCAAGGGTTTGAAAGACCGCCTGTACCTGATCGACCACCACCACCTGGGGCGCTGCCTGTATGAGGAAAAGATCAAGGTCATTGGTGTGACGGTCGTTGCCGACTTGTCGCACCTCTCAGATGAAGAGTTTTGGTATGTCATGGATCATCGGGATTGGGTGCATCCTTACGCTTTTGGTAAGCGTTATGACTATTCTGACTTACCCAAGTCTATCGATAAGCTCGAAGATGACCCGTTCCGCTCTTTGGCTGGGGAACTACGCCGCGCAGGCGGTTTCAGCAAGGAAACTGCGCCATTTTCAGAGTTTCTATGGGCCAATCACTTACGTCACCGGATGGATAACAAGATGGTGGCAAAGGATTTTGAGTGGGCCCTAGAGAAGGCGCTGCTGTTAGCAAAAGAAACTGAAGCCAGCTACTTGCCAGGATGGTGCGGACCGGTGCCAGAGGAATGAATGAACTTAGACCAGTACGTCAACGTCCTGTGGATTTACCCACTGATCATCTTACTGTTCGTAGCAACCGTGGAGTTTGGTCGCTGGTTGGGAAAACGTGGCGAGGCGAAAGTCGAGACCTTAACGGTTTCAAGCCTAGGTTTGCTGGCACTGTTGCTCGCGTTCAGTCTTTCACATGCCTTGAGCCGATACGAGGATCGTCGCGCTTTGGTGACGGAGGAAGCTGTTGCTATTGCGGAGACCGCACACTATGGGACTTTGTTGGACAATCTTGGAGCGCGCGTAACCATTGGTGACTTGTTGCGTGAATACCTGGACCTGCGTTCACAATTCGCAATGCAGTACGATCCCGACAAGATGGAAAAGGATGCATATCGGTCACAGGAAATCCTCGGTGACCTGTGGCGCGTAGCAGGTGAAGTTGCCGATCCGTTATCGCAAACTGCACGGCAGTACTATGCGCAGGTTGGTAAACTGAGTGAGATTGGTGAGAAGCGCGTGATGTCCATGCGCTACCATGTGCCGACAGCAGTGTTAGTGACGTTGTTATTCGTGGGTTTGGTTGCAATCGGGTTGACGGGTTATCAACGCCTCCCGCATCTACCGACCGTCATCGCGTCGGTGATCATTGCGGTTGTCATTGTGTTGGTGATCGATCTTGATCAGCCTGCGCGTGGTTTCATTACCGTGCCGAACCAAGCTTTCATCGATGTGGAACATGAGTACTGGGCCGCGCATCGATAGAGACCTCCTGGGCCGCCTGGACCGGTCGGCCTAGTTGGTCCGGCGGGACCGGTTGGTCCGCCTGGGGCCACAGGAGCCACCGGTCCCAAAGGACCACTGATATGCCATGGACAGCTGCAGAGGCAAAAAGTCACACCAAGAAAGCGAACACGCCGAAGAAGAAACGGCAGTGGGCGCACATTGCCAATGCCGCGTTGAAAGGTGGCGCCAGTGAAGGCAGCGCTATCAGGCAAGCAAGTGCGGCGATGGACGAGCAGTTCTGGATTGGTGACGAGTTCAACGACAAAGGTTGGACCGAAGCGGCGCGCGAAGCTGCAGCCAAATCGAGATCCAAGCATCGTCCGCCACCAATGCATAGTACCGAGTTTGCGCAGGAGCGAATGGAAGCGCATAAACTGATTGATCCACATCAGCAATACATCAAGCACAGCTTTGGTGCAGGCGCTGAAGTGGAATTAGGTTCCGGTGGGTACGATCCTGGTAACGTAATAACGTCCGCAGTTCACTATCACGGCGGTACGTTTCACGTCACAACCAATCTCCGTGGTAATCAGGCAACGCATTCAATCGACAGTAAGGACTATGTCATGAAGGACAGAAAGAAGATCATCGAGCGCAACAGGCGCGGCGAGGAAGTCAAGACGTATGAGGAAATAGACGAGGATTCTATTCCCAACTCCAAGATCAAGATTGACTTCCAGGTCATCGGAGATGCGGTGGCCAGTAACGTCAGCATGGTTGATGTGATCGAGATGGATGAGGCAGCAAAGGTGCGCTTTACCGGTGACGGTTTCCTGACTGCGTCACCACGTATTGCCCGCACCGGCATCCAAGTCTACAAGGGCATCGAGTGCGACCGGAATGATCTGGACACCGTCAAGGTCTATCGTCCGCAGGACTCGGTGTTCGCCTCCGACGCGATGCATTCCTACGCTCACCGTCCGGTGACGTTGGATCACCCGGGTGAAGCTGTGACCGCAGACAACTGGAAGAAGTACGCGGTTGGACAGACGGGTGACGAAGTGATCCGCGATGGTGGATCCGTGCGCGTGCCCATGGTGCTGATGGACTCGGCAGCCATTCAGGCATTCAAGGATGGGAAGAACCAATTGAGCGTCGGTTATACTTGCGATCTCGATTGGACTCCAGGCAAGACCGCTGACGGTGAAAGTTACGATGCCGTGCAGCGTAACATAAAGGCCAACCATTTGGCGGTCGTCGCCGCCGCACGCGGTGGGCCTTCATTGGTGATTGGCGACGACGACAGAAAAGGAGATCATATCATGACTAGCGTTACGAAGAACGTCGTGATTGACGGCATCCAGGTCGAGATGACCGACACCGCGGCGCAAGTGGTACAGCGTGCCCTCGCCCACCTCCAATCCGTGGCTGACCAGTTCGAGAAGAAAGCCAAAAAGGCGGAGGAGGAAAAGGACGAGTCTGAAGACAGCATGGGTAAGCTGCAAGACAGCCTCAAGGCAAAGGACGCGGAGATCGCCACTCTCAAGCAGCAGCTGAAGGATCTGGAGATCACCCCGCTCAAGCTCGATGGTCTGGTGAAGGATCGTCAGGCTGTGATCGACAAGGCGCGTGCCATTCTCGGCAAGAGCCTCATCATCGATCAGCGCACGGTTGACGACATCCGCAAGCAGGTTGTCGAGTCGAAGCTTGGCTCACAGGCGAACGGATGGGATGCCAATCAAATCCGCGCGTCATTCGACACTCTCACCGCCGGCGTCAAGTCTGACCCGATTGCGGACTACAATGCGTCCATGGCACGTCCGCACATGGCGCAGGTTGATCCGCGCGACGCGGCCTACGCCGAGTATGACCGTCAGCAGGCGAATGCCTGGCGGGGAGGTGATCAACAGACCAAGCAGTAGTGCTTCTCCGGTTTTGCAGACCGGGTACCCCCACGTTCCCGGCACGTGGGAAGCGAAAGCCGGGTGAGTTTGACCGTTCATCCGAAAGGAGCTGAATATGTCTACTGTTGTTCAACGCACCTACCGCCCTCAGATTCCACCGGGCGTGGTAGGGATGATTGTTGATGAAACCCAGGCCAGCGTTGCCACGTTCCAGTGTGGCACACCTGCTGGCATTGGTTTCGGGCTTGCCGTGTCGCAAGGTTCTCAGGACACGCAGGCAGTGCTCGGTGGTGCTACGAAGTTCATTGGCATCACCGTGCGTGACGTGACTCTCGATGGTCTGCCGATTGATCCACTCGCGGCAATCAGTCCTGCCGCACCGGTTGATACCTATCAAAACCTCGCCAACATGGCAGTCATGACGACGGGGCACATTTGGGTATTGGCTAAGGCCGCGGTAGTGGCAGGTGATCCGTTGTTCTACAATGCAACGGATGGTGGCTTCATCAACGCAGCGACCGGTGAAGCAGCGACGGGTTACATTGACTTCTCATCCAATCCCGTTGCCGGCAACACCGTCACGTTGCAGGGCTCCGCCATTGCGTTCGTCGCTTCGGGTGCCACTGGGTTGCAATGCAACCTCGGACCAACCCTCGGCGATACGTTGGTGAACCTCGCAGCCATGCAGAACGCATCGGCTGACACCAACCTCGTACTGTTGAGCACGAAAGCCTATCCGCCGTCACCTGGTGGTGCTGGTCAAGGCTCGGGTGCATATCGGTTGATGATTGCATCCAAGGCTCCCGGCGTTGCTGGTAACGCATACACCGTTGCGACTAACGTTCCTGGTGCAACCGTGTCTGGTGCTACGCTCTCGGGCGGTGCGGCTGGTGGCGTTGCCGTCTCCGGCGGCTTTTGGCTCTCAAGCTCCATTGCCGGTGACCTCGCAATCGCGGCACTCGGTATCCAACGCTAAGTAGTTTCTTCCTTAACGGTTCGTCTGGCACTAGGCGAGTTGTTGCAGGCCATAGCAAAGGAGTTTAGCATGTCTGCTTATTCCCGCATGTACACTCAGGACACAATGCAGCAGGCATTGGGTTTCTTAGTGGCACAGACGACCTTCATCGAACCTGCTGTTATTCGGATCAAGTATCCGAGTCTCAACTATGCTGAGTTCGTACCCATCGATACGTCTGCAAACGAGTGGGCCAAATCGATTACGTTCTTCAGTATCGATCAGGTCGGACAGGCAGATTGGTTCAACGCAAACGCTCGCGATGTTCCTTTCGCCGACTTCCAACGTGAGAAACATGAGATCGGCATCGAGATGGCAGCGATTGGTTATCGCTACAATCTCGAGGAGCTGGCTCAGGCAATGATGTTGCCTAACACCAATCTCACGATTGAACGCGCAGCCTCGGCGCGTCGTGCTTACGAGGAATTTTGCCACAACGCCGCAATGTACGGCGACTCTCGCAAGAACTGGAAGGGACTGACCAATCATTCACTCCCGTCCGTCATCAACCTTGCGCATACGTGGGGATACTACGTTACGCTCGCTACGCCCACACCACAGGCGATCCTGCAAGACTTCAACGCAGTGGTCACCAACATTTGGCAATCGTCACTGACCGTGGAAATGGCGAACACGGCGCTTATGCCGTTGTCAGTCATGACCATGCTCTCAATGACGCAACTGCCAAATACCACCATGAACCTTCTCGAGTGGATCCAACGCAACAACCTCTACACTCAAGAAACTGGTGGAGCAATGACGATCCGCGGTGTACGTGGACTTGACACCGCTGGTGCATCGGGCAACGGTCGCATGATCTGCTACGAGAAAGATCAGGATGTGATCAGGATGCATCGACCAATGTCGCATCGGTTTATGCCTGTATGGCAGACCGGACCATTGGTGTTCGAAGTCCCCGGCATCTTCCGTCTCGCCGGTCTCGAGATTCGCCGTCCGGGAGCCATCCGGTACGCGGATGGATTGTGCTAACCCAGCACAGTTCATTTTTCCTCTAACAGCTGAGGTGATACCATGACGGTGCTGAAAGACGCCCCGCAACAGGATCTGCATGTCGCTGAGCCTGCCAAACCAGACGCGAATTGGCCTGCTCATCGCAAACCGCAGTTCCTGCAGGTACCTGCAGGCCAGCTGGACAAAGAGCACCAGCTGGTCATGATGCGGAATACCCACAACGAGACGACCCATATCATCATTGATCGTTACATGGTTGGGCACGAGTTGCAGCCAGGTCAAACCAAGGAGATCGATCTGCTGGCGGAAGATATCGAGTACTTCCAACGGCGTCGGCATCCTGAGTTGGTTGGCAGGGATGAGAAGGGTAATCCGCAGTTGCATCCGGTAATGATCGTGGGGTTGCGTGACTCGACGGTCGACACCGAGCTGCAGCAAATACAAGAGACTACCGAACGTAAGAAGATGCGCCCCTGATGGCCACCGCTCAGGATATCAGAGCGTTTAAGGCACGGTTCAGTGACTTCAAACTCACAGACGATGCATCCATTGCTGCGGTCCTAAACACCGCAGACGTCTTTCTCGATCCCCGGGTGTGGCCATCGGCACGTGACTTCGCATTGGCTCGTATGTATTGGGCC